ATATGCCACATCATTATGTGTATAACAATGATTTAGATGTACCTATATTATATACATCATCAGATTCATCGGCAATACCAGTTTCTAATATAGATGTATTAGTAGATGAAAACGAATCAAAATCAAGGATTAGAGCTATCAAGCCAGAAATTATTAATAAAGTAGTTTCCCAATTTAAATCAGAAATAAAAAAACGAGATTAGTATATGGCTATTACACCTAACACCAATAAATTAGACTTTCATTCTATTAAGTCGGAATTAAAAGAATATCTTAAATCCCAAGATACATTAAAAGATTATAATTTTGAAGGATCTGTTATTAATTCAGTACTAGATGTATTGGCATATACTACACACTATAATGCATTTAATGCTAATATGGCTGTAAATGAATCCTTCTTAGATACATCACAATTAAGAAGTTCAGCTGTATCACATGCTAAATTACTAGGATATACTCCAAGATCATATACATCAGCTACGGTAAGAGCTGATATTTCTGGTGCATCTGTAGGTAGTATACTAAACCGTGGAGCTGTATTTATCTCAGACACAGCAGAACCATTAGAGTTTATAGTTCAAGATGATATGTTATCAACTGATACTAATTATCTTAATGTTAAACTAACTCAAGGTAAACTTGTAGAAGATGAATATCGTTATAATGCTAATGATAATGAAATATATTACTTATCAAATAAGCATTCTGACACATCCACATTAATTGTTACTGTATCTAAACCTAACTCTTCAATTGAAGAAATCTTTGTACCTATAAAGTCTGTATCTAATATATTAAATACAAAAAACTTATACTGGTTACAAGAAAATAAAAATGGTTTATATTCTGTATATTTTGGTGATGGTATAATAGGTAAGGCCTTAGATAATGGTGATATTATTAAATTGTCTTATATTGCAGGGACATTAGATAACCCTACTCTAGCTAATAACATTTCAACATTATTACATAACGAGGGAGTATATACTGTAGATATGTTCGGTCTGCAAACAACATCAGGTAGTCCTCGTGAATCAATAGAATCTATTAAATTCAATTCCCCATTAAGTTATTCAGCACAGAATAGAGCAGTAACTGTAGCGGATTATGAAGCTATTATTAGGTCTGAGATACCTAATATTAAATCACTTAATGTATGGGGTGGGGAAACGGAAATACCACCAACACCAGGAATTGTTCATATTTCTATTATACCCAATGATTCTAATAATGAACAGATTGATATCAATGTTAAAAACCAGGTTATTAATCATGTTAAAAAGAAGAATGTTCTTGGTATAGACATTAGGATGAGGAATTATTCAACAATTGATTTACATTTGGACGTATCTTATTCATATAATAGTAATTTAACAAATAATAAATCCAATCTTAATACTGGTATTAGATCTGCTATATTGGATTATAATCATGATGTTTTAAGTACGTTTAACGGTGTGTTTCGTAAATCCAATCTTATGCATAAAATAGATACTGTCTCTCCTTATGTTTTAAGTTCATCAATTGATGTTAAAATGTCTAAAAAGATTTACTTTCATGAAGCAATACAAGAAAAAACAAATTTTACTTTAGAATTATTAAGTGAAGTTGGTATGGATGCTATTTGGAATACTAATGAAAATAAACGTATTCAATCTTGGGCCTTTGATGTTAAGTTCTCTGAGAAGCTTAATTCTGATACTAATATTTCTCACATTTTATCATCTTCTTCATTTGAATATAATTATATAGATTGTATGTTTTCGGACAAATATGTTGAGAGCTCAGCTGAACGTGTTATTAATATTGTACATTATAACAATCCAGATCTAATTGTAGCTAGAAATGTAGGTGTTGTTGATTCTACTAATGGAATAGTGAAAATTGATAATTTTAAATTATCAATGAATGAGTTAATGGCTAATATAAACTCTTCTATAAGATTTATAGTTTCACCACATGATAATGATATACATCCAAGGTTTAATAATATATTAGATATTAAAGATAGTAACATAAATATATTACCCCTTAATAGATAATAGAGTAAGTTATGTATAAATTACTATCTGTATCCGAGATAATCCCAGACCATCTCGCTCTTAATAATGATTATATTTCCTTTTTAGATGGATATATTTCCTTTTTAGAACAGCATAAAGATCTAGTAGAATATCTAAGCATTATTGATAATAAAGATATAGATTTTAGAAAAGAACTAAATTCACATTTAAAGGTTATTTTTGGTACTGGCATACCTGATAACTATAAAGGAAATATAAATCTCCTATATAAGGATCTAATGGATCTATATCGAACCTCAGGTACCGTTGAATCCATTCAGTTATTTTTTAAGATTTTTTACAAATCACCTGAGGCGAAAGTAACTTATCCTAAACATAACTTATTGATACCATCACCTAATGTATCTGCAAATGGTATGTTAAGTAATACAAATATTAAAGTTCAGGATTCACTATTTTATCAATTATATTCATATTTCATTTCAAATACGAATGTGACTAGATCTCAATGGGGAGCTAAATTCCTTAAAGGACAACATCCTGCAGGTTATAAGATGTTTTCTGAACTTGTATATGAATTAACTGCTACAACAAAAATATTTAGACAATTGAACCATCCTAATACATGCATGGAACCAAACGGATCTTATATATGTTCTATGTATATATTAGATCTTATATCTAGACCCTCTACAGCAGATGCTTTTATAATCCATGCAGTAGATAATCTTATTGAGAAAATATTATTACTTTATTCTATAGATAGACCCTTTGGAATGAATGCTTGGTTTGATGATGTTAAATTTAAATTAACATCAAACACTAGTTCTTGGGATAAATATACTATAAATAGTACAATACAATATAAAGTCCCTGGAAATATAGAAGCTACTTGTTTAAACGAGGCTTCTGATAATATTATTATAAATCTAGACACTATATAACACTAACAACACCATTAAGGTATACACAATATGACCGCAATAATCACAGATAATTTTAGAATTAGTGCCGCTAGATTTCTTAAAGAGAAAATCCAATTAGCTAGCACGGCACCTTATTATATGTTTCTTGGTAGGAGTCAACCATGGCCGAACGAACAACCCTTACTGTCAAGTGGGGAGGATCCTACTACCGTTCCTCAGACTGAAGATAATCATCAAGTTACTCATTATGATGCTTTTCAGAATATGCATGTTGTTAAAAAGATAAATGCCCATCAAGTTGAACTTTGTACTAAGCGTGTTATATGGGTTTCCGATACTGTTTACAGACCTTGGGATTCTAATTATACAGACGGAACATACTTACCTAATTCTTTTGTTTCTGGACTAGAAGACAGAGTAGTAACAGATCGTCATGTGTTTTTATGTCTTTCATCACCTGCATATTTTGATGTCACATCCGGATTTAGTTATGCGCCATCAACTGTACGTCCAACAAAACCAGACAGCATTGGTACTTCTACACCAAGATCTATATTCAAGACATCAGATGGTTATGTATGGATGTATTTGTATACTATTGATGACCAGTTAAATTCCTCGTTTACTACAGGCTCATATATGCCTGTTCCTTTCCCTACGACTGGTGGTGATAGTCGTGATGCAGATCAAATTAAAGTGCAAGATAATGCTCCTCTTGGTAAAATATATTCAATTCATATAACAGACGGTGGATATTATAATGATAATACCAAACCTACAGTAACATTAATTGGTGATGGGTCTCTAGTAGGTGGTAATGTAATACCATCCGATCAGATTACTATGAAAAGTTATACGAACGGTACAGATACCTGGTGGTATATTTCTGATATTCAAGTACATGCTGACAATGTCTCACTAGATGACTTAAATGGTGTAACAAGTACACCAGAAGATGATGCATGGACTCAAGTTGAAGTTGTAATAACAGGTGGAAATTATTATCCCGGACAAACAAATCCAGAACCATCAGCAGTAGCTGTATTACCTCCTCAAGGTGGTTTTGGTAAATGTGCTCAAATTGATTTAGCAGCTCATAATTTAGGCCTCAACTGTGAATTTAACTTTGAATCACTAAGTGGATTCAAAACAGCTTCACAGTTTCGTGAAATTGGTGTAGTTACTGGTTTAACTGAATTTGATACTGATGGTACTACTGTAATCCCGTATGTTGGGGATTTTACAAATACATTAAAAAAATTAACCATGGCATCCGAAACAGAAGCTGAAGCTTTCAGAACTACTACATCTACTTTTACTAATTCGGATGGTGCAACAGCTCATTTAGATTTGGTAAAGGATGATCTTATATATTATCATCAAGACGACACTACAGGTTTTAAGGAATTTTCAGCTAGCGATAATATTACGTCTATAGAAGATTCTAGTGTTACAGGTACAGTAGCGGCAAATGGTATTTTAGATGCTGATATTATTCAATATACTGGTGATATAATATATCTAGAAAAACGACATAAGGTATTAAGGGCAGAAGACCAGATTGAAAACATTAAATTAGTAGTAGAATTATAGGAATCAAAATAATGTCTGATTACAATAAAGCACCGTATTATGATGATATTAATACTGCGGGTCAGGACGGATTAAGTCCAGCTGAGAAATTTCAACGTATTTTATTTAAGCCCGGATCAGCAGTTCAGGCGCGAGAATTAACACAAATACAATCTTTACTGCAGTCACAAATATCAAGAATGGGAGATCATTTCTTTAAAGAGGGGTCTCTTATACTTCCAGGTAATATAACACACGATAATAATTTAGAGTATATTACAGTTGCTAAAGACCCAGCTAAACAAGATAGTTATTATACTAGTTATATAGATGATACTATTTACGAATATGGAGGTGTTTCTGTAACAATTGAAAACCCTATTACAGCTGTTGTTAAAAATGTTAAATATAATTCTGTAACTAACGAATATTGGTTTTATATATCATATACTTCTGCTAATCCTGATCGTGAATTGTCTACTCATTTTAAAGTAGGAGATGTGATTAAACCTTTAGCAGATGCCTCTGAAGAATTAACAGTAAAAGACAATAATATAATAAATATCGATGCATCAACTACTAGAATAAACAAAGCTGCTATAAGTTCAATATC